ATCTCCGAGATCGCCAAGCGCGCGGGCACCACGCCCGGCACGGTGCAGACCTGGAGGCACCGCCACGCCGACTTTCCGGCCCCGCTGGTGCAGCTCCGCATCGGCCCTGTCTGGGACTGGCCGCCGGTCGCCGCGTGGCTCGCGAAGGACCGCAGGCCCGGCCGCCCGCGCAAGCCCACATCTGGTACCGCCTGACCCCGCGGATACTCCCCCGGACACAACATCTTGGGTCAGGCATAAGCCCACGGGGCTCCTGACGATTCACAATCGGAACGTGCCGACGCACGTCCCGATCCCCTCCTCCAGCGGCCGGGTCCCGTCCTCCAGCGGGGCCCGCTCCGCGTTCCCGTCGGGTGATGCGCGATGACGGCACGGGGGGATCGTCGGAGCCGTCGGTTCCGGCGGACTACGCACATCTGCGTATTGCCGTCTGGGCGTGGCGCCTGCGCATCGGCTGTGGCGTCATCGTGGGGACGCTCGTGATGGAGGGCCAGGCATCCGCCATCGCCGTCCTCGGGGCCCTCGGCATCGCCGCGCTGGTGATGCTCGGTGGCACCGTCGCCGCTCGCCTGGAGTGGCGCGTCCGGTCGCTGCGATCGGAGCGCCGCCGATGAACATCCACGAGGAGTCCCTCGCCCTCGGATTCATCCTCGGCGCTGTCGTGACCATCGTCGTGGACCGCTTCGTGCTGGTCCCGCTCGCGAAGCTGATGGAACGGGCAGAGCGTCGATGGCATGGCCGTCTTCGAACCCGGTGAGCCGCACAGCCCGCGTGCCCGGTCCTTCCTCGAGTACCTGCGTGGCGTCGCCGCGCTCGTGTGTCTCGCGCTGCTGGCGTTCTCGGTGATCAACAACCGGCCCATCGAGCAACAGGTCTTCCTGACCGCCGCGGCCGGCCTGTTCCTGGGCCTCGACATCCTCGACCGACTGAAGGGGAGCAAGCCATCGTGACCCGCTACCGCTGGCGCATCCGCGCCGTGTCCGCCCTGCTCGTGTCGCTGGTCATGGCGACCGGGATGCTCGCCCAGACCGTCAGCGTCTCCGCCGCCGGGCAGGGGCAGATGGAGTGGACGGGCTCGCGCTGGGAGGACCCGGTCTGCGACACCGCGAACGAGCTGTACGACGTCCGCGCCTTCCGCGATGCCAACTACGGCGGCACCCAGTGGCGCTTCTGCGGGAGCAAGCCGAACCTGTGCTGGTCGCCCTACGGCAACGACTCCCTGAGCTCGCAGCTCTGCGTCAACGGTGGCTATGACGGCGACACGGCCAACGACTTCATCAGCTCGTACAAGGTCATCTCGATCGCCGGTGGCTCGTCCTGTCGCGTCCAGCTCAAGGAGCACGCCAGCTACGGCGGCGGCGGGCTGGTGGAGTGGGACCCGGTGAACCGGGCGAGCGCGTTCCCGTACAACGATGCGATCTCGTCCGTGCGGAGGGTCTGCTGATGCCTCCGAAGAACCTTGTCGTGGGCGAGAACCCGTCGGGTGAGCGGTTCGAGCGCTGGGCATCGAACTCCGAGGTGTTGCTTTGGTTCGGACGCTGGGGGCTGGCGGTGCTGTTGGCGACGCCCGGCAAGCCGCTCATCGTCGATGGGTACGCCGTTTGGATCGACCGATGAGCACCATCCGCACCCCCGACGACGAGGTCCGCACCCCTGGCTACTTCTATCCCCCGTTTCGCGAGGGCTGGACCTACGAGGGGCAGACCTACGGCGGCCACACCGACTACTCCGTGGACTGGAACCGGCGCACCCCGTCCGGCGGATGGCTCGAGGACCGCGGCGACCCGGTGCACGCCCAGCAGGACGGCACTGTCGTCGAGGTGGACAAGGCCAACGGCGCCGTCTTCATCAATCACTTCGGCGGCGAGTACCGGACCGAGTCGCGCCACATGGAGCCGGTGCTGGTCAAGGTGGGCCAGAAGGTCAAGCGCGGCGACCTCATCGGCAGGATCGGCGCCGTCGGCATCTCGCCCTCGTCCGGCTTCACGCCGTCGCCCCATCTCCACGTCGTCCACTGGAAGAAGGTCAAGGGCACCTGGGAGCGCATCCAGCAGTCCTACGAGGGCAAGCCGGTCCGGGTGAGCGTCGGGGACAGCGACTCGCGCCCGAAGAGCTGGACCCCACCGGCGAAGGTGTACCTGCAAGGCCCGCCCGCCCCTGCGACATGGGAGTCGGCGGCCAAGGAAGCGCTGAAGGCGCTGGACAAGGCCGAGAAGGCCCTCAGCACCGCCACCACCGCCAAGGGTGCCGCCGAGGCCGCGCTGGCGGAGGAGAAGGCGGCGCGGCTGCTGGCGGAGACGGCGTTGGAGATCGAAGTGAAGCGCAACCAGACGTTGGCCGACCAACTCGCAGCGTGCGAGGCGCTGCCCACGCCGGACTGCACGGAGCAGCTGCGGGTGCAGCGGGAGTCACTGCTGTCGGCGGTGTCCGGCGGCGTGGATGCGCTGCTGTCGTCGCTGCGGGAGGTGGCATGAGTTACGTCAAGGCTCTCGTGCCCATCGAGCAGAACGACGGCCGTGATGATGTCAGCCTGACCCTGACCTACAAGGGCGTGACCTACGACGCCACCGGCTACATCGCGGACCTGACCATCACGCAGGACTACGACACCGGCGGCTTCTCTGCCCGGTTCGTCCCCCGCAAGCAGACGCTCACGCTTGTCCTCGAGGACGCGCAGGTCGTCGCCACGGTCCGGCCGAAGGAACTCGCCCGATGACCCGCCCCATCCTCCTCGCCCTCGCCGCCCTGATCGTCGCGGGATGGGTGCGACGGCGGAAGCGCACGGGCGGTGTCGTGAAGCCCGCTCCGACCGACGACTACGACGAGCCCGTCCCCATGACGTGGGAGCCGGGAGCGTTCACCCACTGGCGCTGCGGCGACTGCACGGAGTACGTCCCCTGGGGCTTCTCGCACTCCTGCGGCACTCGCGCCTGGGACGGCACCGCCACCTACAACCCGAACAGCCACACCGTCCGCATCCGGTGGGCGCGCACCATCACGGAGGTCTGACATGGAACGCATCAAGGCGCTCATCCGGCGTCAGCCCATCGCCACCATCGGCGCCAGCATCACCGGGCTCGTGGTGGCCGGTATCGGCGTCCTGAACGCCTTCCAGCCGGGTACCGTGTCCGAGGCGCAGCAGGGCGAGCTCGTGCGGTTCCTCGGTGCGATGTGGATCGTCCTCGGCCTCGTCTGGCCGGTCGTGACCCCCGCTGCCGCCCCGAAGCTTCCCGAGGGCAAGGCCGTGACCCTGCCCGACGGCACGACCGGCACCGTCACCCGAGCGTGACCCTCTCCGTGGCCCCCAAGACCGGCACCCGCGGCGCGTTCGAGACCCGCGACCGGCCACATGCCGACGAGAACACGGCATCGGCCGAGCGCATGGCGGACCGTGCCCGGATGCCGAAGACGCTGGGTCAGCTGCTGACCTGGTACTCCCGCCTGTGGGACGAGGAGGTGCCCGAGCGGCTGCACACCGTCGAGGTCTGGAACGGCCGGCAGCAGTTCCGCACGATCGAGGTCGATGGCAAGAAGCGGATGGTGGACGTATGGCCCGGAGTCCTCGTCGGTGGCAGCGCCCTTGGCTCGCACGCCGACACCAGCCTGTTCCGGCGGTACATGGAGTCCTACGCCGCGGAGACGGACGAGGATGGCTACTACGTCAGGCCCTGTCACGCCGCGCTGGGCCGCCTCGCCACCCGTGATCACTGGATGGCCCGCAACCTGTTCGCCCTCGCGCAGGCGGGCTACGACTGGCGTTCCGTGGCGGATCGTGGTGGCTGGGTCCACGGCATGTACGCGGTCTACATCGAGGAGGCCCTGCGCCGACTGTGGCGCGAGTACGCGGACCGAGCGGTGCGCTTGCAGTAGGTTGGTATGCTGGTAGAGAGGGCAGCCGTGGGCGTCGGCCACGGTGGAGCACGGACGTGATGCGCGCCAACCGAAGCGTGTTCGGTGCGCCCTGATGCGCCCCTGTCTCGACTGTCGCACGCCGACACCGAACACCCGCTGTCCCGCCTGTCAGCGAGAGAAGGACCGGGCAACGTGGGAGCCTGGACAGTACGGCGGGCTGTACCGCCGGAACCGGCGCACCATCCTCGCCCAGAGCGTTCGCTGCTGGCGTTGTGGCAAGCCTGGCGCCACGACCGCCGATCACATCATCCCCAGGGCACTCGGCGGCAGCGACGAGCTGAGCAACCTCCGCCCCGCGCACGCACGGTGCAACTCGGCAGCAGGGGCCACGGTCAGGCGATGACGTGCGAGGTCTGCGGCAAGGGCATCACCGCCACGGCCAACAACGCCACCCGGAAGCGCTACTGCTCCGAGCGGTGCCGCGAGCGGGTGAGGACGCAGACCCGCAGGCGCGCTCCCCTCACCTGCCCGGTGTGCCTCGTGAAGTTCCAGCGGTCGTCCTACACGCTCGACCACATCATCCCTTTGGCGGCGGGTGGCGCCCATGCCTACGCCAACGTCCAGCTTGCGCACTTCCTGTGCAACAGCCGCAAGAGCGACGGTGATGCGCAGTTGCGCTGGGACGTGATGGTGGCGTAGGGCGGGGGTCGATCTCTGTCGGCCCAGAGCCCGGTACACCCCGGCCTGGAGTCTTTCCGCTCTGTACGGCCTGGGAGTTGCGGCTTGACGCAAACAGGAGGCCAGCATGGCGAACACGGTCATGCCGAAGGCCGCAGGGCAACGGCAGCGACGCAACAAGAGCGTGACCAGCGCCAGCCTGGAAGCGGCGCCGGCTGCCAAGGCCACGCTCGAGGGTGACCACTGGCACCCGAACACCCTGCGATGGTGGGACATCATCTGGTCGTCGCCGATGGCGGCGGAGTGGGTGGATGCGGACCTCCCGTCGCTGTTCCGCCTCGCGCGTCTCGACGATCGGTTCTGGAAGACGGACGACGACGCGGCAGCCGTCCGCCTCGCTTCCGAGATCCGCCAGCAGCAGATGCAGTTCGGCCTGACTCCGATGTCACGCCGCCAGCTCCAGTGGGAGGTCAAGCGGGTGGAGGGCCCTGCCCGCCGCGACCCGGTGCCGCAGGCGACACCCACCGAGCGACGGTCGCGGCTCCACATCCTCGGGGAGAGCAGGGCCGGTTGAGCACCTACGTCGTCCCGCCCCTCGACGAGGAGCCGTGGCCCACGCTGGGGCCGCTCATCGCCGAGCACATGGAGCAGACCCTGGCCTATGGTCCCGGCGATCTGCTGGGCCAGCCGTTCAAGGTGGACGACGAGTTCGCCGCCATCCTCGACCGGGCCTACCAGGTCTATCCGAAGGACCATCCCCGAGCGGGTCGGCGTCGGTTCGACACCGTCGTCCTGATGCTGCCCAAGGGGACCGCGAAGTCGGAGCGCATGGCCGCGATCGCGGCGATGGAACTGGATCCCGACGCCCCGGTCCGTTGTGACGGCTGGCGGAAGGATGGCCGCGTCTGGGTCCCGGTGGGTCGGCCGGTCACCGACCCCTACGTCTACATCCTCGCATTCGCCAAGGAGCAGGCCGAGGACACGTCGTTCGAGGCCATGCGGCAGATGATCCTGCTGGGCCCCGGCCATGACCGCTTCGACGTGTGGGAGGAGCGCGTCGTCCGTCGGGGCGGGCACGGGCAGGCCGAGGCGCTGGCAACGGCCCCGGACAGCCGCGACGGCGGCAAGACGACGTTCCAGGGCAAGGAGGAAGGGCACCGCTGGGTCCTGCCGCGCCAGAAGGAAGCGCACCAGACGACCCGCGGCAACCTGTCCAAGCGTCCGCTCGCCCAGCCGTGGGAGATGCACGCGACCACGATGTACGCCCCCGGCGAGGGGTCGGTCGTCGAGGACCTGCACGAGACCGCCAAATCGCTGACGGGTGACGCGGCGCGCAGGTCGCGGATGTTCTTCTTCTACCGGTGGGCCGACCAGCGCATCAAGGTCCGGGACGAGGGCGGAGCGTGGGATATGGACGCGCTGCGCGACGCCATCCTCGACGCCCGTGGTCCGGTCACCGGTGCGTGGGCCGATACGGACAGCATCATCGAGCTCCAGTTCACCGGCGCTGGGGCAGACCCCGACTACGGCGAGCGCGTGTGGCTGAACCGGCCGCTCAAACGCAACCAGGTCGCGTTCGACGCGGAGCGCTGGAAGGCGCTCGGCACGGGCGTCTGCCCGGTGTCCAAGGCGCTCATCGTGCTCGGGTTCGACGGAGCCAAGTCGGGTGACCATTGCGCTCTCATCGCCGTGGACGTGGCATCGGGCGTCATGTGGCCGCTCGGCATCTGGGATCCCGCGACGTTCGCGTCCGAGGACGAGCTGCGCGAGGCGATCGACACCGCGGTCGCCGATGCCTTCGCCGACTACCGGGTGGTCCGCATGTACGTGGACCCGCCCTACTGGCGCGACGAGCTGGCGGCGTGGGCCGCGAAGTACGGCGACAAGGTCGTGCTCAAGTGGGAGACCTGGCGGAACCGGCCGATGGGCATGGCCTGCCGCAACTTCGGGACGGCCATCTCCTCCGGCCACGTCACGCACACGAACGACCCGGACCTGACCGCCCACATCGGGCGGGCGCACCGCCGGAAGCTCAACGACCGCGACGACAAGGGCGAACACCTCTGGTCGCTCCAGAAGGAGCGCGAGGGGTCGCCGCTCAAGATCGACGCCGCCGTCGCTGCTGTCCTCGCCTGGGAGGCCCGGACCGATGCGGTGGCCGGCGGAGCATTGGCCACCCCCTTCCGCTCCAACTACGAGACCGAGGGCCTGACGTTCAGCACGAGGACCCGATGAAGCCATCCCGCTCCGCGCGTCGGTTCCGCTCGCTGCTGCTGCTCCGCCTTCGCATCCGCCGCGCGCTGCGCAACCCGGTCGCCTGGCGCTCGCTGGGCGGCGACCTGTTCACCATCCTCGCCCTCGTCATGGTCGGTGTCGGGCTGGCGCTCGCGATCGGACCGGGCTGGGGGCTTGTCGCGGTCGGCGCCCTGCTGCTGCTGCTCACCCCCGTCGGGGTCGCATTCCGCATCCTCATCAGGGGGAAGTGACCCGTGGGACTGTTCGACAGCATGCTGAAGGGACTGGGCTACCCGAACCCCGGCTGGGCTCCGCCCGGTGGGATGGTGTCCGGTGACCTCATCACCCGCCAGACCATCACCGACGACACCGCGTTCACCGCGGACGGCTTCCTCGCCGGCATCCGTCTCATCGCCGAGGACATCTCGTCGCTGCCGCTCATCCTCTACCGGCGCCTCCAGCCGGGCAAGGAGCGCGCCACCGACCATCGCCTGTACGGGCTGCTGCACGACGCCCCGAACGCCGAGATGACCAGCATGGTCTTCCGCGAGACGGGCATCGGGCACCTCTACACCCGCGGCAACTGGTTCGCCGAGAAGGAGCTGAACAGCTACGGGCAGACCGTCGCCCTGTGGCCGCTCCGCCCCGACCGGATGACCGTGGAGCGCGACCCGCTCACCGACAAGCGCGTCTACAAGTACCGGCTCCCGAACGGCTCCGGCGTCGCCCTGCCCGCGCGCAACGTGTTCCACCTCCCCGGCTTCGGCTGGGACGGTCTGGTCGGCTTCAGCCGGATCCACCTCATGCGCCGCCAGCTGGAGCGCAGCCTGGCGACCGAGGAGTACGGCCTGCGGACCTACGCCAGCGGCGCCCGCCCCGGCGTCGTCATCAAGCATCCGGGGCAGCTGTCGAAGACCGCCCGGTCGCACATCGCCGATTCGTGGGATGCCGCGTACAGCGGCCTGACGAACGCCCAGCGGACCGCCGTGCTCGACGAGGGCATGGATATCTCCGACTTCGGGTTCAGCCCCGAGGACGCCCAGTTCATCGAGTCCGCCCGCTTCTCGCTGGAGCAGGTCGCCCGCGGCCTCCGCCTCGCCCCGTACAAGCTCAGCGACATGAGCCGGGCGACGTTCAACAACATCGAGGAGTCGAACATCGACCACTGGGTCGGTGCCCTCCGCGCCACGATGGTCCGCATCGAGCAGCAGCTCAACAAGGACGTGATCGCCGAGAACGGCCTGTTCTGCGAGCACCTGATGGACGCCGTGCTCCGGGGCAAGTACCTCGAGCGGATGCAGGGCAACCAGATCGCCATCCAGTCCGGGCAGCTGTCCCCCGACGAGGCCCGCGAGATGGACAACCGCAACCCCGTCCCCGGCGGTGCCGGGGCATCGTTCCAGTCGCCGCTCAACATGTCGCCGCTCGACATGCTCGCCGCCGCCGTCATGGCGCGCACCCAGCAGGGAGGTACCCAGCCGTGACCGATGTGCTGCGGAAGACGTTCGCGCCGCACGACCTCAAGCTCGACGAGTCGGGCCACATCGTCCTCGCGTTCGCCCAGCTGAACGTGGTGGACGCCGACCGGGACGTGAGCCTCCCCGGCTCCTTCCCTCAGAAGGCGGTGCCCATGTCCGCCTACGGCCACACCTCGTGGGACGGCGCGCTGCCGACCGGCAAGGGCTCCATCCGCGAGGCGGGTGAGTGGGCGGTGTTCGAGGGCGACTTCTTCATGGACACCGAGCAGGGCCGGAACACCTACAACACCGTCAAGGCGATGGGCGAGCTCCAGGAGTACAGCTACGGGCTGAAGCCCCTGAAGCACTCCTACGGCACCAAGGACGGCGTCAACGTCCGGTTCATCGAGCAACAGGACGTGTTCGAGGTCAGCCCCGTCCTGAAGGGCGCGGGCGTCTCGACCCACACCATGTCGATCAAGAGCGGCGGTCCGGGTCCGGACACGCCGTATGCCGAGCATGCCGCCTGGGTCCTGGGCGTCGTCAAGGCGTTCTCCGATCGGACGGCCGACCGCGCCGAGTGGCGGGCCAAGGAGGGGCGCAACCTCTCCGAGGCGAACCGCGAAGCGCTGGACGAGATCGTCAAGGGCCTCGGCCTGTCGATGGATGAGCTGCGCACGCTGCTCGCCGAGACCCAGCCGCGCGACCACCTGAAGACCCAGATCGCGGTCCTCGTGGCGCAGGCCAAGGGCCTCGGCGTCCCCATCCCGGCCTAGTCCTCGGCGGGCAGGTCCCGCCACCGTCAACCCCGAACCCCCGAACCCGGCCCTTGTGCCGGGTTCTTCGTGTTGGAGAACACCCCCGATGGCTACCTCCGCGGTGCTCGGCACCGAGCTCGCCAACCTCCGCAAGCAGCACGGCGACTGGCTCGCCTCGTTCAAGAACGCCGACGGCGCCTATGACATGTCCGCCGAGCAGGTGGGCGAGTTCAACAAGCGCAACGACGAGCTGAACCAGAAGCAGGCCGCCTACGACCAGGCGCTCCTCATCGAGAAGGCCGCCGCCGAGAACGAGGCGAAGCTGGCCGGCGTCGGCCGCCTCGTCAAGGGCGAGCAGCCCGACGGTGACATCAGCCACAAGGCGATCGCCCCCGACATCGCCACCAAGGCGGGTCTCGACGCGGCGTTCAAGTCGGCGCTCACCAAGCACGCCCCGGCGCTCGACGCGATCGCCAAGGGTGGCCGTGGCTCGTTCAGCTTCGAGCTGGGCACCACGCTGAAGACCCTGCTCCAGACCACGGCGCACGCGCCGCAGGCGGACCGGCAGGGCACGTTCCAGTCGGCGCTCTACTTCGGCGACGTGGAGGACTTCTTCCCCCACGGCTCGACCGGCTCCAAGAGCATCGACTACTACATCCAGACGACGGACACGGACAACGCCGCGGCCATCGCGCAGGGCTCCGCGGTCACCGACTCGGCGTTCGCGTGGACGCTGACGACCGACCCGGTGGAGACGGTCCAGGACTGGATCCCGATGACGCACGAGGCGGTCGCCGACAACGTCGGCTTCCAGTCCACCGTCACCGGGATGCTGGCCCGCCGCCTCCAGAAGAAGTCCAACAACCTGATCCTGGCCGGCGACGGCAACACCCCGAACCCCACGGGCGTGTTCATCCGCTCCGGCTTCCAGACGCAGGCCAAGGGCTCCGACCCGGCGATGGATGCCATCCACAAGGCCATCACGCTGGTGAACGTCACGGGTGACGCGAACGCCAACCTCATCGTGATGCACCCGACGGACTGGCAGACGGTCCGCCTGACCCGCACCGCGGACGGCGTCTACATCCTCGGCAACCCGAGCGATGCGACGACCCCGCGCCTGTGGGGCCTGCCGGTCGCGCAGTCCACGGGTATCGGCGCTGCCGGTACCGCGGGCGTCATCGACACCTCGTTCCACGAGGTCGTGGAGCGCGAGGGCGTCGTGGTCGAGGTCTCGACCGAGCACAGCACCTACTTCACCGAGCGCAAGGTCGCCGTGATGCTGTACCGCCGCTTCGCCGTGGCGTCGTACCGCCCCTCGGCCGCCTGCACCGTCACGGGCCTCTAGCCCTGACCGGGGAGCCCGCGCCCACGGGCTCCCCACCCCCGACCCCTGGGGGCATCCCCACCCGATGAAACCCGGAGGGCTCCTTCGATGACCACCCCCGCGCGCCGGATCGTCGCCGGCGACAACCTCGTCTGGTACGACACCGACCAGTTCCGCATCCTCGATGCCGTCGGCCCCGATGTCATCAAGTTCGAGGAGGATTTCGTCCGCGTCGTCGCCGCGTCCGATGCGCTCGTCGGCTGGACCTCGACGCTGGTCGAGGCCGGTGCCAGCGAGTCCACCGTGACCATCCCGGATGGCTCCGGCGGCACGCTGCTCATCACGACCGACGCCAACGAGGACGACGGCGTCAACCTCCAGAAGATCGGCGAGAACTTCGGCTTCTCGTCGAGCCAGTCCCTCACCTACTTCGGCATCCGGTTCAAGGCCAGCGAGGCGACGCAGTCCGACATCCTCGTCGGCCTGTGCATCACCGACACGAACCTGCTCAACGGCATGACCGACGGCGTCTACTTCGAGAAGCTGGACGGTGGCACGGGCATCTCGTTCGTGACCGAGAAGGACTCGACGGAGACGCAGACCGATTCGCTCGGCACCTTCGCGGCCGATACGTGGACGGTGCTCGAGTTCGCCTTCGACGGGACCCGCGTCTTCGCCTACATCAACGGGACCCGCGTGGCGACCCATACCGCCAACATCCCCGGCGACGAGCTGCTGACCCCCAGCATCCAGTTCCTCGCGGGCTCCACGACCGCCAAGACGATGACCGTGGACTGGGTCCGCGCCATCCAGGTCGGCCGCTGATGCCCGCCACCTACTACGTGACCGCGGACTACTCGCGGATCGTCCCCGAGGGCAGCCCCGAGGCTGCCTTCGGCATCCAGCCCAAGGACCTCGCCCGCTATGGCCTGACGCCTCCCGAGGATGTCGAGCAGGCCCCGGCAGGCGAGGTGCTGACGATGGGCGCCGACGAGCCGGTCGAGTCCAAGCAGGCCGACGCCCCCGAGGACAAGCAGGCCGAGCCCGTCGAGGACAAGGCCGTGCGGAAGCGGGGCCGGTAGATGGCCGGCACCGTCGTCCTCACCACCGACCGCATCGGCGGCTGGTCGCGGGCCGTCACCATCACCTGTACGGGTGACGCGGCGGACGGCTCGTTCCCGGCCACCAACCTCGCCACACTGCTGGCATCGTCCCCGGTCCCCCTCTCGGGGCGGCTGGTGACGCTCCAGACCAACCCCGGCTCGACGGCTCCGACCGCCAACTACGACATCACGCTCGTGGACGGCGATGGCATCGACCGGCTCCAGGGGCTCGGGGCGAACCGCCACACCTCCAACAGCGAGGCCGTGGCGATCGTCTACACCGGCACCTCCATCAGCCCACCGGTGCCCCCCGGCGAGACGCTGACCCTGACCCTGTCCGGCAACAGCGTCAACTCGGCCGTCACGGTCGTGACGCTCTACTTCGGCATCTAGTCCCGCGGGGCGGGTCCACCCCCAGCCCAGCCCGCCCCGCATCCTTCCTAGGAGGCCACCGTGGCGAAGACCGTCGATAACGGGTCGAACCCGGACTATGACGTCGCCACGGGCGCCGGTGCCGTCTCGGACGACGTGCAGCGCGTCACGCTCGCGTCCGACGACCCGGCGGTCGCCAAGCTGGGCACCATCGACACCGACACCGGCAACATCGCCAC